TGGAAGCAACAACGGCCTGTTGTACAACTGGGAGAAATGGTTCTTTGATGAGATCGAGAAAAAATACGCAGGTGATTTAGACGTACCAAATGATTACGTTCCCGGTTACCAGCGTAATATTGACAATGGTTTTGTTACCGAGGATCAGATTAAATCTTGGAAGCAATATGACGATGCATACGAGACGTTAAAAAAAGATCCAGGTAATATTAGTGCGCAGCAAAAAGTTAATGCAGCCAATCTACCCAAGGATTACGTACCAGTCAACCAACGTAAAACAACAAAACAAGAGTGGATTGATTACGAAGCAGCACGTCGTGCCAAAGGTTGGGTTGATAACGACACGTTAGCCAAATGGTCGGACTACGATGACGCGTATAAAACATTAAACAACCCAGCGGCTACACAACAAGAAAAACAAAAAGCACAAGACATTTACAACAACAAACCAGCGGACTACCTGGAACCAGACAAAAGAATTGACTCTGACATTCAATTTGCGCAAGACTTCTTTAATGATTATTTGCTGCCTAGGTTTAATGCGTCAAAATCAATCAGCGAATTTAGAGATTACATTAACGTAGATAAAGACAAGCAAAACATTTTTCAAACGGAAGACCGTCTGCAAAGTTTAAAAAATGCGGCGGAATCAGCTTCTGTTTCTTGGATGAAAGCCCTTGACTCCCTGGGGACAAGTAAGTTTAATTCTGATTATTACTTTGACCCAGGTCAATACTACCTTGAAAAAGGTGTTGGCACAGAAGGAAAATCTCCTGTGCTTCTGGGGGACCAGTTTCAAAAAGAATGGGGTAACACCATTCCAGATCAATACATTAAGCAAAAGACTGATATTGCAAATGACTGGGAGAAAGCAAAGGCTGGTGAGACAACAAAAGATGATAATGGCAATGATATTAACTGGCAAGCCAAGGCATATTTATATGGTTTTGACGTAAACAACAAAGAAGATTTTGCCAAGCTGCACTATGAAGTACTAGGACAAGCCAGGCAGTACGACTCTGCCCCTGATGTATTCAATCCGCGAATTGCGCAGATTTATTTAAAACAAGTACTGACGCCATACCTTGCTGATAAATACGCAAAAATTGGAACAGTCTTTGGCCAGTTTGTTAACCCAGAAGAGTTTGCCGATGAGTTTGTAAATAAACTAGACCCGTTAAAAAATAAAGAACAAACAGAGAAGGTCTTAAAGCTTTATGGCCTGGATCCAAATACAGAAGATCTTACGCAATTAAAGAAGATGATCTCTGATAGCATCCGCAGTTCGGATGCCCTGGACATTAGAGAGCAAATTAAAAAACTTAACCAGGAAAGTGAAACTCCAACACAAGAGCTGTTGGGCGTTGAGTACATTCAGCGTGCTTCTGATAAAAGGGAAGAAGCCAAGAGAGTTGATGACGCTTTGTTTAGTCGTTTTAAATCGGCGGGGTACCAGGGAAGCCAAGAAGAGTTTTACGGTGACTTTATGCCTGATGCCACAGAAGAAGACAAGAAAATTTTCCAAACTGTTTATAGTGGCAAGGCGCCCAGTGAGCTTTATAAATTCAAGCCAACAGGAGATCCTTTTTCGGATATTGGTCAATTGGAAAGTTTATCTTCATTTGGAGAAGAAGAAGAACCCAAGAAGGTAACGCCTAAGACTACAGCACCAAAAAGCAAATACTTTTCTTTCTTCCCAGAGGAAGATACAGAAGAAGAGGAAGAACCGAGTTCTCCAGTTAAAATTAAGAAAGGTAGTGATATCCTTTCGGAATTCAAGTCACGTTTAAATCTTTCTCCTACCGCAGGTAAGAAGAGTCCATCTGATTTGTCCGATCCTTTTTCTAGTTCTTTCTTTGGTTCTTTCTAATGGCTGATAAACGTAAGAAAGCGGCTAGTGCCGCAAACAGATTTCAGAAAGATAAGATGGCCTGTAATAAGCCACAACGTGCACCGGCAGGAGATAAGCACAAGTACGTGGTAAAAGCGTGCCAAGGGGGCAAGGAGGGTATTGTCCGTTTTGGTGCCAGAGGTTACGAAGATTACACGCAGCACAAGGACGAGGGAAGACGTGCTAACTTTAAGGCCAGGCACAACTGTTCCGAGAAGAAGGACAAACTGACTCCCGGATGGTGGAGCTGCCATTATTCGTGGTAGACTTTAACTGGTAGTGAAAGTTTTGGATGGCTAAAAATAAATATATTGTGGCTTTGTGCAAGGACTGCTTTAAACCTTGTAACAAAAGAAAAGATTCTTTGAAAACATGGCAAGGCCGTTGCCGTTCTTGCGCCAGGAAACATGTACACGCGTGTACTGATTTCACTATTAACGCAACAAAAAAAGCAAATACAATACATGGAGATGCCAAAAACAAGTACAGTAAAGGCCATTGGTTATATGGACGATGGTTAAAAATGCGTCGTCGTTGCAAAGAGTATCCTACGTACATTGCCAAAGGCATTCAAGTATGTGATGAGTGGCTTTTAAGTTACCCAGCGTTTAAAAAGTGGGCGGAAGAAAACGGAGCAGAACAAGACCTGGAGCTGGACCGCACCGATAATTATGGCGATTATTGCCCAAGCAATTGCCGTTGGGTCACGCATCAGGTAAACTGCCAGAACAAGTGAGGTTTCACTTGTGTAATTACAACTGGTGACAACTATGGCAAAACCCAAGTCAAGCTCCTCGATCAAAATTGAATCAAAGCCCAAAAAAACACGGCAAGGACAGGGTTTAAATTCCCTTCCTAACCATGGCCGCAAGAAGACTCGCGGACAAGGTAAGTAATTTGTGTATATTGGGGGTAATGCTTCATTGCCCCCATGACTGATTACACGTCTGCAATTAACTTAATTTGCAAGCATGAGGGTTTTAACGAGAAAGCCTACGCTGATCCAAGCACAGGTGGGGAACCTTACACCATTGGATATGGCACACAGTTTTATCCAGATGGTTCACCTGTAAAACGCGGCCATCGATGCAGTAAAGAGAAGGCGCTTGAATATTTGTTTCACGAAGTAGACGTAATCGATACTCAATTATCAAAACTCAACATTGGCATTAGTGATTCTGCTAGACAGGCGTTGATTTCTTTCATTCATTCTGTGGGATGGGACTCCTTTTTCTACAGCAGCATTGTCGATAACTTGGAACATGAAGACCTGCAAGAAGTAACTGAAGAAATGACAAGGTGGGTTTTTGATGTGGACCATCAAGTCATTGGGAGCCTGCTTGATCGGCGCCGTGAAGAAACAAATCTTTTGTTAAAAGATACCGATGCATTTGTGCAGCCGTGCGCACGTCTTTTGTTGTCTGCATTCAGGGTTTACTCTGGGGCTCAGCATGAGATACAAGCTATTAAGCACCTGGAAGAGAGCTTGAATCCTTATGTATTGTCCCGCTTTGCAAATGAGTTTAGGGTCAGCGAAAAACCCTGGGACACATTCCGTGCTGACGAGTACGACCCCGATGATTTCAACACTGTCTTTGACAGGTAGAATTAGAATAGTTGCATTAAAAACGTGCAAAGCGGAATGGAGCGTTCAGTAGAGCCACGGGAATTTGAACTTCCTCTAGAGCTTCAATTCTCGATGCGCAAAGCTGAGCTTGCGGCCCAAGAAATGACCTGGGACGACCTCTACGCAGCTCTGTTGAACCTCTACCATCAACGCCTGATGGAGTGGTATGCAGTCAAAGAAATCATGGCGTCTGAAAATATTGAGATTGACTTCGATATTCCAACAGACCTGGAGCTAGCAGAACTCGCCGCCGCATGTATATACGACGACGAGGATGAGGATGAAGACGATCTTCAACCGTTCTGAGTTTCGTTTACGGTGATTAGCCGGTCCAAGTACCACTGTGCTTTCTTAAGGTCTTGCACACCGCCTTTGTTGCGCCAACGCCACGTGTACTTGACGCAATTGCCACGCAGATAACCCTGGAACTCCTCTGCGGTTAGTTGCGCTTCAATCGCATCGATGCATTCAATAGAACCATCTGCGTAATGAGACGGATGGTTGACAAGATCCTCCTGGACCACTGGAGCAGTTTCTTTGGTGGCCCAGGGAACTGGGCAAATACCATCCTTGCACTCAGTCAAGTCGCTGATTATCGGCGCAAACCACGGCGAAGACGAGACTGTTCCATCAGTTCCTCGTTCGGTGCCCCCAGATCCAGCACTAACGCTTTGGGTTTCGGCGAGGCTCCCATCTCCAGACCTTGTTCCATTGTCGGAATATATCCCGTTGCTCCAGGCCGTCCCCCCTCGAGAGCCAAGTTTGTCCGTTCCCTTCCGTCCTGACATAAGGTCAACCCTCTGTTGTACTGATCCATTAATGGTACATCAGCTTTTTCGTTGGCGAGAGGTGCGCCAAAATCTTCTTCGTTAAGACAACGACAATTCAGTTCATCCTGAACAAAACTATCCAAAAATCCCGCCGCGCCGTGCATGACTATTAAGTGGCTTGATTTACTGTTTTTATAATATTATCATGGCAAGATTCTTCGACGCTACATACGACCCACGCAACGATTCTGGTACGTCTGGAGCTGAAGTTTCCGACCTAAATCCAGAACAGGCGTATGATACTGACCTGCGTCGAGTTGCTTCAGACGCAAGAGCATCTGCAGAAAGTCTTAATGATTCGCAGGATCGTATTGCAAAGTTTCTTCGAGCCTCCAAAAGTGCCGGAAAGTTTCAGCAAACACGCATGCTAAGGGACACCACCATGGATGGAAAGACCCCAAGGTCGGAGGCGACTATTGGAGGAGTCACCATCCCAAACCTTGGGGACCGCATTGGGGAAGCTGGTGGCACCAACTACGCAAGGAAACCTGGGCGTAGTGGCGGCACCTTCTATGGTTTTGGTTAAACCTGGCTGTAGACCACCTCATAGGGCTGGTTCTGGTACTTACCCTTACGATCTTGGTAGCTCACGTGGCAGGGCTCACCACGATAGAAAAGGAGCTGCGTAATGCCTTCGTTGGCATAGATGCGATTAAACAGTCCCGTGCAGTTGCTGATCTCAAGGGTTAGGTGACCTTCCCAGGCAGCTTCGGCAGGTGTAATGTTTACCAAGATTCCTGATCGTGCGTACGTAGATTTGCCAACCGCAACTACAGTCACGTCACGTGGAAGTTTGATGTGTTCCATGGCAACGCCAAGGCAGTAGCCATAGGGAGGAAGTAGGAAATACTCACCCTTTTCGTCTTCCAGTAACTCGGCTGGCTTCAGGATGTTTTCATCAAAGGCCTTGGGGTCACAATCTCCAGCCTGGATCTTACCAAAAATTAAACATTGCTTTGGCGATAGGCGAATGTCATAGCCGTATGAACTGAGACCATAACTGAGCAGGCGCCGTCCATCTTCTTTATTGATCAGACGATCAACAAAAGGAGAGATCATCTCTTCTTTTTCAGCCAGCTTTTTGATTTCCCAGTCGGCTAGTACGCTCATAAGACCGTTGATTCGATAATCAGTCTACATAATCAGGTGATGATCCGCCCTTTCTCCGAATAAATGTCAATAAAATTTTGGGTGTAGTTGTCCAGGCCATCGCTTGGCTGTAGGTAGACAATAAAAGAACTGCACGTATTTTTAGCTTCGACTCGGCCGTCCTCAAAGTAATGTCGCCGAAGCATGGGTGTGTTTTTTAAAAAGCAGATAGGAAAATCAAAGATGTCTTGAGCGTAACGAATCATGTCAGGACAGTTGCCAAAGTACAAGCCTTGTTTGACTTCACCTGACAGCCACTTTCTTTTTAGAGTTCGCCACCACAGTGCGTACCCTGAAATTAAAGTGTGCGACAAGCCGCGAGTACGCTTCCACCTCTGGGACTTAATGTCCCAAAAGTACGTGTAGTTTGGAGGGAAGACGTAAACATTTCCAAACCAGTCCTGTTCATTTAATGCGTCATCCTCTGGTGTATAGAAGTGTTCAGCGTTGACATAGCTATTTGCTACAGCAGAACTTGCCGGGTCAAGGTCGATGCCTCCCATCAGCATGTGTGCAGAATTGATCAGGTCGGCACCAGAGATCCACTCGAATGTATCGGTGTGCGCATTACCACGAAAAGACGGCATTACTTCTCGCTCACCTGGCAATAATCAATCTCAAGATAACGCATCCCATCGTTATCGTTAACAAGATATCCAGCTTTCTCCTGCGGATTAATTTTTTGCGCCGCCGCAAGTATGCGTCTAAACGTTTCTGCGAGGTCACCATTGTCTTCTCGTTCGCAACTTTCCTGTGCTGAGTGCAATTCTTTCAGCGTCATAAAGAACATTGAGCGTTCTTTGTTGGTGGGTTGAAACACCATGATGCCAGGCCCTTCTGCATCCCATAGCTTGCAGTAATGTTGCCCCATGTCACCAAGAATCAACTTGATGGTGGCATCAAGCATCCTGGTTTTAGTCGTATCTAGATCCCCCTGGAGCGCAGAGGCAATTAATTTTTCACGCCTGTTCATTTTTTAAGAGTCCTTGACGAATCAGTATTTGTTTCATCTTAGGAAGTGGCTTGTAGATTACGACAAGTTTTCCTAAATTGCCTCGTTTTTTTATGAGTTTTTGATTCTCGTCTTTTAGCTTGTCAAATTCTCCTGCCCGAATTAAGTACTCGGCTACGCAACGCAAACGTCGCTTGAGAGACAAGTCAGCCTCTGGAAATTTACCACAGATTGTGTCTG